TTCGTTAATCATCAGTAGATATTGCTGACTTCAATAGGTATAGAACCATTTTGCCTCATATAGCTGCGCAAGGCCGAAACAACTGATTGTGGGTCGCCACCGTTTACGTTGATAGTTACGCCACCGCCCATGCCACCCATTTTGGACAACGGGATAACAGCCTCTGGGCCTGCCTCGCCAATCAAGGCAAAAGTAGGGCTAGTGACAATGCCACCGGTAGCCATTGCTTTATAGTCAAGTCCTGCAGGGTTTGCGCCACCAGCTGCACTACCTTCACCACCTAAACGGCCGAGGCTAATTTGCCCTAGCGAGCCAATGTCTTTGCCAGGCTTAATCAAGTTAATGCCCTTAATGACTACGTTAATCATGGTGATAAAAGCGTTAGCCATAAACTCAAAGTTACGCGCCACCTGATTAACGACAGCATTAACTACAGCGCGGAAAGTGTCAAACTTCTTGTAGGCCGTAACAAGTGCAACACCTAAAGCGACAATGCCAGCCGTGATCAGCACAGCAGGGTTAAGCGCCATGGCCGCATTAACCAAAACAACTGCAGCGGCTAAAGCACCAAACGCAACAGCGACAGCAGTAATTAGTGTCGGGTTGTTTTGTGCCCACGTGGCGAACGATTGCAAGACTGGTAAAGCCTTTTCAAGAATGGGTAACAGTGCAGCGCCCACACCTTCTTTGGCTTCACCTAGTGCAACGCCTAAACGCTTCATAGAGCCTGCAGCAGTGTTAGCAGAATCAGTAGCAGCACCGCCAAAAGTGACAGCCATTTCAGCCATGACCTCTTCCATGCTTGCGCCGTCTTTAATCATCTGGCGTAGTTCTGGGGAGAGTTTTGCTAGGGCGGTCATGTTGCCGCCATACGCTTTTTCCATAGCCTTAGTCACAGTCTCAAGACTTATGCCTTTAGCAGCTGCAATGTCCATAGACAAGTTGGCGGCTTTCTGGGCTTCGTCAATGTCCATAGTGGCGCGCACCAGTCCAGCCAGTGCCGGGCGTAGCTCGTCATCTGTTACGCCTTTAAGTTTGCCCTGCTGGGTTATGTAGGACTCGACACCAGCAATTTGTGCATCAGTGGCTGCAGTGGTTTTTTGTAGCTGACGCGCCAGCATCGCCTGTGCTTGCTCATCTTCCATAGCACCCTTGACAGCATCACCGAGGCCAGCAACTAAACCACCAAGCGCTACAGCTGCGTATTTGTTGGCTTTGCCTAGCGCATACTTGGCTTTGGCTTGTGCGCCTTCTAAATCCTTAAAGCCCTTCTCGGCTTCCTTCAATCCCTTAGGGTTAAATTGCGTAACGATTGGTAGGTAAATAGCCATTAGCCAGATGTCCTTGCTTGTAGTGCTCGATTAGCGTCAGCGATTACTTCATCCACGGCTCTCATAATGTCAGCAGTTCCTTGCTCTGCAATAAAAGCGCGTGATCGCCATAAGCCGCGCTGGGGCCTGCCAAAAGTGTTAGTCAGTAGCCGTGAAAAGTCGCTGTTGTTTTTAGACCCTGCCTGGCTGAACATTGCGCCAGCTGCGTTCTTTTGCACCAAAGTAACTAGCGGTGTGATGCCTTGACCACGTGCACGGCCACCCACCATGATTTGCACACCTTTGTCCACAGCGGTTTTGTTGTAGCCCAACCTGCCTTTGTTGCCCCAGCCGCGAATCATGCTCACACCAATTTCTGATGGAAACTGCTTTCGGCCTTCCTCAAGCATTGCCGGACTACTGGCCTTAATCTTTGCTGCAGCCTTAAAGCGCGCTGACTTGTCTAACTTGCTTAGCTCTGACAGTGCCTGTTTCAGGCCTGTAATTTCGGCGCTTGTTTCTAGGCTCATGCTTTGCGGCTTTCGTTTAACAGCTTCACTGTGGTGTTTAGATCAGCAATATCAAACTCTACAGCAGGTGGCCACCAGCCTGTGGCTACTAAGAGACTGGCTAGGGAATGGCGGTAGGTTCCGCTTGGGTAGGGTTTGCCGGATCATTGTCCACCACTTCCAAAGTCACCAATCGGCGTATGAAGTCATCGAGAACTACGGGCACTGTGATGCCAGCAACTTTGGATGACTCGTAAGCCATAAAAGCCAAGTCCTCAATGCTTATGCCTTGCTCACCTATGGTGCTCGACTTGCGCTTGTATTTGCGTTCCCATTGCACAATAACGTACAGACTTGTCGTGACTTCGTACGGGCCTTCGCCCGTGTCCACCTTGAGGGTTAGTTTCATGTCGGGTTCCTTTAGTTAAGGGGTTGTGATATCTCGCGCATAGGTGCCGCCAATAAATGACGCGGTAATCATTGACAGTTCGCCAACAGCGCCAGTAATGGGGGTGTAGTCCACCAGCTGCATGTTGATGATTGTAAACTCAGGGTTAGACGCTGACTCTGTCGTGCCTGATGGCGAAATAACTAACTGTGTAGTACCTGTGCCGAGATTGGCGAACAATGTGGCTTCAACCTCACTAGTGCCATAGCTGAGATACATTTCAAGCTCTACCGATACTGTCTGCAGACCTGGCACAAAACGGTGACCAGTATCGCCAAAGGCTGTGGACTCAAGCGAGTCAACACCAAGTGTGATAGTTGCGCTGCGGCACTGGTCTGTTAAATCGACAGCTGCACCACCAGTGGTAGGCGCAAGGTTTACGGTTGGGTTAGTGAGGTAAGTGCTTGTGGCCACGTTGGTTCTCCTGTGTCAAACGGTGCCGGGTTCCGTATCTGTTTATAGTTCTAGCAGATAATACTACTGCAGTTGTGTATGTCATTGCTTCTGTGCCTGCATCGCCATCTGCAGATCATAGGCAGGGTAAGTAGCGCCGCCTATTTCTAGTGATGACGGTTGGCCTGCCATGATGACAACGCTTGAGCCAAGGACTGTAGCCACGATGCTAAGGATGTTTTCAAGCACATTTTGGGCTGCGGTGCCACTGCCAATAACACGTACTGGGATGGTGACGCGCACGATGTTGCCACCGCCAGCGATTGTTTCAAAACTAGGGGCATCGAGGAAGACACAATTGGGAACGATTTTTGTGGGATCACTGACACAACGGATGCCTGTCACTGCCGTAAGTGTGGCCTTGAGGTCTTGCATAGCCTCGTTCAGAAGCCCTGTAGCAGGCATTAAGCCACCTGTGGGCGGTCTATGCCCAAGAGCTGTTTAATCATCGGTGTCATGGCTGACACGGGCGCTGACCCCATACCGTCAAACGTGGCAAAAGTGTCTTGCACAGAGCCTCGCGCGCGCCACAATGCAGCTGCATACATAAGCGTACCCAGCGTGCAATCGTGGCCCGGCGAAACGCTTAATTGGTCAGCGTACCCGGACTCTTGCCTGCGTCTAAACGCAAAATCGTTAGCCGCGTTTCGAGCCTGCGTAGCAAGCGTGTAATCATCGCTTGGGTTCACAATATCTACGCCGAGATATGTCACCAGCTGCGCAATGCTTATCCATGTGCAATCCTGCGTGTAAGTGACAGTGCCACTCGATGCAATACGGCCAACATCATCACCAGTACAAGCAAAGAGCACTTGGTTAGGGATACTGACATTGCTATTGAATAACAGATCACCTTCTGTGTCTATGCCGATGTACTCATACTTGGGCATGGCATAGACCACAAAGGTGCCGTTAAAGGGTGCACCAACACTGGCAACAGTGATGGATTGGCCCACTTCTATTTCAGTATCGGTCAGTGTTTGTAGCACTGCATAGTTGTCTAGCAGTTGCTTGAAAGTGACTGTGTATGTAGCCATGGCGGCTTACCGCCTTTCGCTTTACGCGATTGTAATTGACTGAATGAAGCTTGACTTAGCAACGAAAGTTGCAAAGTAACCGTAGTAAGAGAACGTGCGGCTCAATGTGCTTGGGTTAGCGATTGACAGAACGCCTTGCTGTGCTTCGTAGATTTCAAAGCCAGGTGCGTAAACAACAAGCATGGTTCCCGATGCGAAGTTGTTATCAACAACAAGTTGAAGGCCCATGACATCCATACCGGTGTACTGCAGGCCACCTACGCGACCAATGCTGTTCTGTCCGATGACACCGTTTGTGGTGTAGCCAAGGATTGGGCGCTTCGAGCCGTCAAGCTGACTGCCCAACTTTTCCCAGACATCTGGTGACACGCACAAGTGGGTTGGGAAGTAGTTGCTGTCCTCGGTGATTTCGCGTGCTGCGTCATACAGAGAGTTGATTAGTGAGGTCGGGTTGTCAGCGGTGACAGTCCATGTCGAGCCTGATGCTGTTTTACCAGCAACCAAGTTGTCAGCTGCAATGTTGTCAGTTGCAATGAGGTACTCACCAGCAAGGTCATTGAGGATGAGGTTCATTGAGGCAGGGTCTGTGAAGTCCATATCCTGCATTGTCAATGTGACCTGACCAGCAACAGTTGTCTTAGTGACTGTGTTGGAAGCAATGACCATGGTTGTAGCAGATACTGCTGAGCCTTCGGTCTGTGTTGCTGCGCTTGTGTGCGTGGTGATTGTTGGCCTGATAAAGGTTTTGCTTGGAGTGTTTGGCATTGAGCGCGCACCGAAAGCTGAGACAACCGGGCGGACAAAATTTAGGTCTTGAAACAGAGGGCCAAGCACGGGGACTGGGAGCAATCCAGGAGTGTCAGTTGTAAGCACATCTCCTGCAGCTGCTTGAAGCGCTGTTTGCTGATCGCGTACTGCTTCCTTAAAGGCTGCATTTACGTTGTTAAACGTGTCGCCACCTGCGTGCATTGCTGCAAGGTATTCGCCTGGTGTTGGCATGGCAAACTTGCGTTTTGGCTGGGCAAAAATTGATGATGCTTCGATGACTTCTGGGGCTGGTGTTTCTGACACTGGGTTCTCCTGTGGTTCGGTAACTTCAGGCTCATCGGGTGCCGTTTCTGTATTATTGCTCAAGTCATCCTCTGATGTGGGGATACTCGCTGCAACATCTGTGATGGTAGCACCGCTAAAGGCTGGCTGTGGTACAAGTGACAACTCCATCCAATCGGCTGCTTCCACGATCATGACGCCATCCTCGTTGTACGAAAACTTGGTTGGGTTTACGCCTACTGAAACTGAGTCAAGTACACCATCGGCTGCCAAGACTAAAGCCTCATCGCCTAGGGCTGTTGTTGAGACTTTGGCTGTGAAATACATAGCTTCTTTATCGTCTGTGCGCTCGGTCACAAGGCCGATGGCTTGGGTTGAGTCGTGGCTCATGTAGAGCTTGGGCGCTTTGCCGTCTGTTGGCAGTGAGCCAGGCAGAAAAGAAACTGTCTGGCCACCTGAGACTGTGGCTTCCACGTTGTATGGCAAGGCAATGCCTGTAATGGTGCGCTTAGGGCTGCCATCTTGGGCGGCATCAATTGAGAATGTGGAACTGGTAAAGCGCATCATGCGAGGGACTCCTGTGTGTTTTCTTCTGGTTGTTTTGTCATTTTGTCGGCCACATAGTTTTCTTCTAGGTAGTCGTCAGTGTCAAACTTTACATAGGTGCCACGCGGTAGCACGTTGTTCATGCTCAGCGTTGAGGCTATGCAATCGGCGTATGGCTTGACACCAAAGATGTAGAGATCAGCGCGTGATTGCTCACTGCTGGTGTAGGCATAAGCACCAGTGGACACGCCTACAAGGTAGGGGGGAACACCGCATAGGCGCGCTAGATCTAGTGCTGAATACTGGGCTGACTCGATCATCAGCATTTTGTCCGGTGTGGCAGTGCTGGCTTCGTAGCTGAGGAACTCGTTAAGCACAGCGGTCTGGCTGGTAAGTCGAGCCTCTTGAAAGGCAGCGCCAATCTCTGACAGTTCTTGTGCGCTCAATGGCTCGCCGCCAGTTTGCTTTAATACGCCACTAGGCAGGCTTGACTGTGCGTTCTTGTATCGGCTCTGCTCAATTTTTAGTGCTGTAGTAATGGTCTGTTCCGAGCTGTAAACGATGCCTTGGATAGGGCTAAGGAACTGCACGATGTTGCGGTAGTCCAAGTCGTTACCAGCAAAGCTGATGGACTTAGACGGGTGGAAAAAGACCGGGCCTTGCTCATCCAAAGTAGTGATAGAGCCTGCAGGCAAGCGCTGAAACTTGGTTGGGTAGCCATCAACTGTGCGCTCTGTGATGTACCAAAAGGCGCGGCCATAAAACAACAAATCGTCAAGAGTCCAGGCCATTAAAAAGTTGTAGGTAACGGCTGGGTCTGGCTGGCGTAGCCAAGAACGAGGCGCTAAAGGTAGTTCTTCCATTTCGCCTGTGGCATCGTTAAACATTTCGCCGTACATTTTGAGTGGCATACAACCAATGACAGAAGCCAACAAGTCACGTGATCGAGACACCGTTGCAATGGTCATGGCGCGCTGGCGCGCTGCACCTTCTTGGTAGTTGTAGAAGTTGTCGATTGGGTTTTTGCTGTTGCCTACTGGCGCGTACCCGACAGCGGCCTGCACTGATGGCGTTGAGATAGCGGCCTTGGTGACTGGCTTATTAAAAATACCCATAGCGGTAGTATGCCACTTTCTGCCGGGTGTGTGTGGTACTGCCCTGCTCATCCCG